CGTCAGTAGTTGAGTATGGTGGGGATGATGGATTTATCTGGATTGATGTGGTAGAGGCAAGTTTTTCTTGTGGCACAGGAGAATCTATAGAGTTTCACTTTGATGTGATCAATGGAAAACAGCCATTCCCACCTAGTTTTTTTAAACAAAAAAATGTTCATCCTGATTGCATGCGCATCATCAAGGCTAAAGGCGACAGTATGGCGGACAAGATTGATGATGGGGATTTGGTTGGCATTGATATATCCCAAACCGACATTATTGATGGTCAAATTTATGCTGTTTACTTTGAGGGTGAAGGCATGATTAAGCAGATTTTCAAGGAAGAAGGCGGGAAACTGATTCTGCACAGCCTAAATCCTAAATACAGAGATCGTGAAGTCACGGAGCAAAATGGATTGAATTTTAAAGTTATGGGTCGCCAATTTTGGCGTGCAGGTTAAAAAAGGAGAATGGAATTGGATAACGCAAAACTACCAATCAATCAGATTATTGCTCGCATCAATGATGCTGCGAAACATGGTGAAGCTTTGGTGCTAACAGCCGAAGAAGTGAAGATTCTTTCCAAAGATATTGGCGACAAAGTCTTTATTCCTGTGCTTACTAATGAGCAGGTCGTGCAGTTGGTAAAAGAAGGAAAGCTAGGCCAGAAAATTAATAACACAAAAGATTAATAAACTGTGAACCCGACACAGTCTTTTAAATGTGGGGTATATCACTTATTAGATAGTAATATTTATTGATGTTTTAGTGTGTAATGTGTAGATTGCCAATAGTTTTTATAGTAGATATTGGGATTATGCAATATGTCTAATATTGAGCAAGATACACGTTTTATTGTTAACAATAATTTGATTAACAAGGGCTGGATCTTGGACATTCAAGATCCAAACAAAAATGTCTTTTTTGAATCAGATATCTTAAGAATTGTTAATAATGAGTTTCTCAAGAAAAGTAAAAAAAGACCCGATTATGTTCTTTTCGATTCACAAAATAAGCGGCCAATCGGTGTAATTGAAACGAAATCAGGTGGAAAAAGCTTAACAAAAGCACTGGATCAGGCAACCGAATATGCTGAAATGCTTGATGCACCTTTGATATTTGCAATGAATAATGGTTTCTGCGAAACACGGCATTTGTATACCCAAAAACCATTATTTATTGATGAAAATGAGGTTAATGAATTAATAAGAGTAAATGAAGCTAAAGAGTTCATATTGCAGGAAACAAATGGTATTTATATTACACCTAAAGAAATTTTAGTCTCTCGCAAAGAGTTAATTAATGTTTTCAAGAAGTTAAATAACTCACTAAGAGGTGAAGGTTTAAGAGCTGGTATAGAAAGGCTTTCAGAATTTGCAAACATTCTTTTTTTAAAATTGTATACAGAGAATGCTAATACAGGTATTTGGAATTCTCTCAAAAGTCTCGATAATGATTTGCTAATTAATACAACTAATAACATACTACAAGATATTGATAGACAATATGGTGCTTCTGTTTTTACAAATTTACAGCTAACCAACCCTGTTGCTGTTAAAGAGATGATCAAAGAGTTGGATAAGTTAAAACTCTCATCAATAGATACCGATATTAAAGGAGATGCTTTTGAGTATTTCTTACAGCAAGCTACAGCAACTAATAATGACTTAGGAGAATATTTTACTCCACGTCACATAACTAAAACCATTGTTAACTTAGTCAACCCTAAATATGGTGAAAAGATCTATGACCCTTTTTGTGGGACAGGTGGTTTTTTAACAGAGGCATTTGATCATATAAAAGATAACACTTTAATTGCAAACAATAGTAGTGAAGAAATCAAGCTTAAACATAATACTATTTTTGGAAGAGAAATTACCTCAAATGCAAAACTCGCAAAAATGAATATGATTCTGCATGGGGATGGGCATAGTGGAATTTGCCAGATAGACACACTTCAAAACCCTATTGAATCTGAATATGATGTGGTTATAACCAACATGCCATTTTCTCAAAAAACTTCTTATTCTCACTTATATGAGAATAAGTTAGCTAAAAACGATGGTGATGGAGTATGTGTTCTACATTGCTTTAAAGCAACAAAAAAAGGAGGGCGAATGGCATTAGTAGTACCTGAAGGCTTTCTTTTTAAAGCCGCTTTAGCTCCAGTAAGGAAGTATTTATTTGAAAACGCCCAACTAAAAGCAGTAGTTTCACTTCCAAAAGAAGTTTTTCTGCCATATGCAAAAGTTAAAACCAATATACTCTACTTTACCAACTGTCATAATGGTAGAACAAATTCTGACGTTTTTTACTACAATGTGACAAATGATGGCCTAAGTTTAGATTCTTTCCGTAGAAAAATTGACGAAAATGATTTAAAAAATTTAGATTTTGCTGATTTAAATAAGAGCGACTTTGATAAATATTATAATGAATTAGGTTTCTTAAAAGTTAATCCAGAATTAATCAGAAGCAATGATTATATTTATAATTATGCTCACTATAGTAATTCACATATAAAATCAAAATTCCCAACTATAAAACTAAAAGAACTCCTATCCTTGTCTGGCAAAGTCAAAGTGGGAGAGGATACAAATATACCTATTATGAGTATCACTATGGAACATGGCTTAATTGATCAGCATGAGAAATTTAAAAAACGAGTCGCAAGTTCTGATATTTCTGGGTATAAAAAGGTTTTTAAAAATGAACTTGTAATGGGGTTCCCTATAGATGAAGGTGTTCTAGGATTTCAAAAATATTACGATGCTGCTGCCGTAAGCCCAGCATACAAAATCTTTAGATTAAAACGAGAAGTTAATGTAGAATATTTGGATTTGATTTTGAGATCTAATTCTCTAAGAAAAATATACAAAAGTAAAATGCAAGGCAGTGTAGAGAGACGACGCAGTATTCCTGATGAAATGTTTTTGAATATTGAGATCCCGAATCCTCCTGAAGAGGTTAAAGATCAAATAGTAAAACAACATAAACTAATAAAGGAAATTGAGAATAGTCTCAAGGAAAATCAAAAAAAATTGCGTCTAAAGACAGAAGCATTATGGGAACTTCCTCAAAATTACAACTAATCCCCCCTTCGAACCCACCACCACGGTGGGTTTTCTTTTGTCTATTAAAGCATATTTAAACCTAATCATAAATTATTTTCACCTATGGTTTAATTTATGCTTGCTTTTATTTTATACCTTTGGTTTAATAAATCTCACCAGATAACAAAAAAGTCCCAGACATCTGACCGACGGGACTTTTACTCAACGAGTGAGGTCATTATGAATATAAAAGCGAACATAGTCAAATCAATGGGATTTGTAGGAGTAGTTAGTGCTCTAACTGCTGCTTATGCATTTACCCCAGCTAACAACGAACCTGTAACCGTTGTGGCTCCTTTCAAAGTTGAATCAATCGACCCTGAGAATGAACAGGCTGTACTTCAAACTGTAAATGAAGCTTACACGTTAGAAGTTGATTTTGATGCTCAGTACTCAATTGATGGCAACGGCTATCAAGCTTGGCGTGAAGTTGAAATTAACGAGATTAAAGACATTCGCGTTTATGACGAAGATGGCGAGGTATTGGCTTACGTTGATCGTTTGGACGTAGTTGAGATTAAAGATCTTATCGAATCAGGAATTAGAGAGCGCATTTAAGCGCTCCATGGTGAATGTTATGAATGCACATCCTGAAATTATCGAAGTATCAAGACTTCAAGGTCTTATTAAAGACTCAGTTAAAGCGTTGCTTCCCCTTTCAAACGAACAAGACACAGTTGTTACTGATGGCGGCAATTGGATTCATCTGCGTTATGTAGGCCGCGGTACTGAGCAGATCCAATTAGAGCTAGGTGATCAGTTTTCTATTAAGACAAAAATCGCCTACCTAAGTGAGACGTTAAAAAGATTAGCAGAAATTAGAAATGAGTTAAGAGGTGGGTGATGGAAGTTAAAAGCGTACATGCACACCACATTCCAGCAAACAACGGTGTAGATCCAATTGACGTATTCGTTGTGTGGTATGGCGAACAAGCATTTCAAGTGACTATTCGTTGTTGGGATTGTGCTTGGACTGCTTACCGTGGAAGTTGTGGCTTCAAGACTATTGAAGAGTACTTCTTGGAGCAATGGTACGGACAAGAATGCCATGAACATGTTGTTCAACTCTTCACTACCACATCAAGACATACAACCCAAAGAGAAGAAAAGTGGTTGTTTAAAGTTGTCAGAAGCATGTGCCAGCACTTCAAAAAGTTAGCAGATAAGAACTAGGAGAAGATTATGAATGCGCCAGTACAACACTCAGGACAAAACCCTTTTGCAGTAGCCGCTCCTACTACTCAAGCAATGTCTACAGTTCAATCTGATAGTCAACGTGCAATTGCAGAGGTACAAGCTGCTTTAGTTATTGCTAAACAGTTCCCACGTAACCCAATTGAAGCTTATGACCGAATTATGAACGCATGCCAGCGTCCCGGCTTGGCTCAATCGGCTGTTTATTCTTATGCTCGTGGTGGTAGTTCAGTAACTGGTCCATCAATTCGACTTGCGGAAATGCTTGCTCAGAATTGGGGAAATATTCAGTATGGTATCCGCGAATTATCTTCTGAAAATGGCGAATCAACGGTTGAAGCATTTGCTTGGGATGTGGAGACAAACACCCGTCAAACAAAGGTTTTTCAGGTTCCACATATTCGTTATACACGCAATGGATCTAAAAAATTAACAGATCCACGCGATATTTATGAATTGGTTGCAAACAATGGTGCTCGTCGTCTACGTGCATGCATCTTAGGTGTAATACCGGGTGATGTGATTGATGATGCTGTTAATCAGTGCGAAAAGACAATCCATGCAAGTGCTGATACTTCACCAGAAGCTGTGCAAAAACTTGTTGTAGCCTTTGAGCAATTTAATGTCACCAAGAAAGACATTGAAGATTACATTCAGCGTCGTCTTGATGCTATTACAGCAGCCAATATCGTTGCGCTTCGCAAGATTTTCACTAGCTTACGTGATGGCATGAGTTCACCTAAAGACTGGTTTAAAAATGTCACTGTGAAGGAAGTTGGAGAAGTCCAGGAAGTTAAACCAACTGTACCAGACAATGAGTTCCCGGTTCTCTTAGAGCAGATCAAAGCCGATGCAGTTACTAAAGAATATGTATTAGAAGGCTATGCACTTACTAATGCACAAATAGCTGAGGTAAATGCACTATGAAGCTATTCCGATGCTCAAGCCTACATAAACTTGTAGGCGACCCTAAAACTAAAGGCTCAGTTCTTAGCGATACAGCTAAGACTGAGATCAGAACAATTGTTAAGGAGGACTTGACCACGTTCAAGTCTTTCAAAGGCAACCAGTACACGGCTAAAGGTAATGCGCTTGAAGAAATTGCAATTAGCCTGTCTGGCAAGATTCGTTTTCGCCAGTATGTAAAACATGAAGGCCGTTTGGAAAATGAATTAATTACTGGTGAATGCGACATTCTTGATCTGAATAACAAGTTGATCATCGACACTAAATGCACTTGGGATATTGGCACTCACCCTTTCTTTAAAGATGAGGCAGAAGAAAAGGCAAAGAAGGCTGGTTACGACTGGCAGATGCAAGGCTACATGTGGCTTTACGACTGTGAGCAAGCAATGGTCGATTTCTGGTTATTCCCTTGCCCTATCGAGCTTACAAATGATTGGGATGATAGAGAGCAGCTAATTGATTTAGTTGAGCGAATCGATTTAAGAGAACGATTAACAACTGTCACCTACAAACGTGACGAAGCAATGATCCAAAAGTTTAAAGACAAAATTCCACATGCTCAAGAGTACTACGCAAAGTTATATCAAGAGCGCATTAAAGCGAAGGTGGCAGCATGAAACAAATCGAATTAAACACAATTAGCGGTACTTCTGACCAGATCGCAGAAGAGATTTTTAAGAAAATTATTGGGCCTATGGTTGATGAAATGAATAGCCAAGATAAAGACTCAGCAAAGGTTTTCACATTCTCAGTAATGTGGCTTGGTATGGCTTTATATGCTGCTCAATTTGAACCGCACAATGCCAAGAAAACAATTCAATTCAGTGTTGATCAGTTCATGGCAACGTTTGACAAATTCAGCAAAAGACCGAGCTAAGGAGCAGCAGCATGACAGATTTGAATAAGGAAGAGCAAGCTTGCTTAGGTGCATTTGAATCTATGTGGGATGGATTTTGTGAAGCATATGGTAATGGGCATGATCAAGCCTTAGCTAAGATGTTTTTCATCGGAGCATGGTCTCAAGCCAAAGCTCAGGCGGTGCTAGAGAAAAAGATTTACTTAACCTGTGAGCAATTATATGCAGCAGCAAACTTTGGTGCACCAAACAAAGATCCAGAACTTTTAGAAACTGAATTAACAATTGCTTGGTTTGATGAAGCTCATAGCGGCAGTGGTTACTACGTTTATATAAGTGAGTATCCAGAAGAAGGTGCAATGAAGCTGGAAAGCGAATCGGGAGCTGAGGGATGAGTAAAGAAGTGACAGAATTTGATTTACGCAGACCAGAATTCCAAGATCCAATGATAAAGCCTGAGCATTTCGAATTTGATTCAGAAGGCAATATTGTTAGGAAAGATCGTTTTGAAAAGCTAGCGAGAAAGCTATATGGCGGACTTTGCGAATTGGAACTAATGCATCCTTGGGAAAAATGGACACCTGAACAAGTCTGGGAAATAACTAAGAGTGTTTTAGAGGAATATCATCAATTGAAGAATAAAGCGGAAAGTATGGAGGGGTAATGGAGATTGATCGTCGTGTACGTGCTAAAGAATTTATGATGCTAATGTCTATTGGCCGCACTAAATTCTATCGCATGATTAAGAATGGTGAAATTCCTCAACCAATCAAGGTAAGTGACAAAGAAGTATTTTGGCACGAATCTAGTGTTAAGAAAGTTGTCGAAAAACACAAAGATAATTCTGATATGATAGCCTGCTAATTGCAGGCTTTCTTTTAAGTCGAGTGTGTTTAAAAACGGGTAATTAAACGGGTAACACTCTAGCCATTTAGAAATTAATTGATCATTTTCAAAAGGTTAAGATGGACAAGATAGTTGTAAAGAAGTCCGACCTTCAGGTGCTAAAGTTTGGCGGTTTAAGTTTGTTTTTAATGGTAAAGAATCTTCTATGAGTCTTGGCGAATACCCAGCTATTACTTTGGCAGACGCTAGAATCTTAAAGGATGAAATGCGAGCAAAATTAGCCAAAGGCATACACCCAGTAGAAGATAGACAAAATAATAAGGCCAAGGCATTAGAAGAAGGAAAAAATACATTCAACGCTATTGCAGCCGAATTTAAAGAAAAACGTATGACGTTGAAGTCTGAAATTTATCAAGAGAAGTTCGATACTGCTTTAGAAAAAGATATATGCCCAGTTATTGGCAAAAAAAATATTAAAGATGTGACTGCGGCTGACGTATTGAAGATTTTAAATAATACGATTAATCGTGTTACTAAAGAAACCAATGGAAAAATGACAGGTGAATCTGCCGCTTTACAAAATCGAAGATTCATTGGTGCTGTAACCCGTTATGCAATTGCCACATTGCGACTAGAGAATGACCCGACTTATGCTGTACGCGATGTTATCAAGCGCCCTCGTGTAAAACATGCAAGAGCCTTAACCAAAGAAGAAAGAAAAAAAGCAAGAACTCAATTGCCTAAATACAATGGAACAGAAACGGTCAAAAATGCTGGCTTCATTCTCTTATATACAATGCTTCGGGCAATTGAAATTAGAAAAATGCAATGGAAATGGGTCGAGTTTGATACAAGACTTATTAGATTTCCAGAAGAGGCAATGAAAAAATCCAGAATCCATATTCTCCCTATATCTGACCAAGTTTATGAAGTTCTTAAACGCCAATATACTATTTCTGGTGATAGCGAATTAGTTTTCCCTGCTATTTTCAGTAAGAAAAATGATGGCATGTTAGCTAAAGAAACGCTTAACAGTATGCTTGAATATATTGGCTTAAAAGGCGTTACCACTCATGATTTTAGAGCTACAGCTTCTACCCTACTATATGAAAAGGGCTATGAGGAAGCTTGGGTAGAAAAACAGCTTGCTCATGCTGAATCTAACAAGACAAAAGCATCGTACGACCATTCGCAGCACTTAGAGGCTAGACGGAAAATGATGCAAGACTGGGCTGATATTGTAGATAGTTGGAAAGACTAAAAACTTTGCTTCTTATCAAAGGTCCATCTTTTGCCATTGTAAGACACAGTTCCATCCAAATTAATAGGCAACTCTTTTAATGAATAGTCATAGATTTTAAGAACATTCCCGTTCTTATCTAAATCAGCGGGTAGATTGCAAGTATTCTCCATTCTGCCCACTTCCGAAACCATGATCATGACTTGCGACATCACAAAGCCCTTACACAAATCGAGACATTCACATTACTATTAATAGTGTGAGCTGTGCAACCTGAGAATAGGAGGCACAGCAATGTGATGATCGATGCAACTTTGGTACGTTTACACATATAAGTTACTTCTTTAAAAAGAGTGCTCGTTCTGCTTCTCGGCGACGAACTAGGCCCTTCATAACCTTGCCACCTGCTTTGTTCCACACAAGGAATTGATCAGCAGCGCCTTGATAGTCACCTTTATTCAGTTTTTTTAATAAGGTTGAATTATTAAATGCACCTGAGCCAATGTTGTAAGTCAGCGATACCAAAGCATCAAATTGGTTTTGAGTTAAAGGCACAGTAACCGATTCATTTACAGTCTTTTCAAATTTGGCTAAGTCGTGTTTGAAGTAGGCTTTAGCTTGCTCAGGTGTGCAAGTATCGCCCTTCTTGACTTTCACGCCATTAGGATAAATTGTCGTGCCAGTACCAATGGTCCAGACTCCCACCCCATCGTCATAAGCTTTGAATCTTGTGCCTTCAAATCCTGAGATTAGATCTACACCAACATCACTTGTAGTCTTTCCACCTGGTGCAAGTTTTTCGACCACTTTATTTAGATCGTCTACTTGTGCCTGTGTAAGCTTGCCGCCTGCGATCACTCGGGCAGCGTCGAAGAATGGTTTAGTTGTCATTTGATTCACCTTTCTTTTTCTCTAACTCAGAGCTACCAAAATAAAAGCCACATGCAGTTGTCATAGCCCCTGCAATGAAACCCAATGCCGTATTGATCAGATTGCTGTTTTCTCGCGGCATATCCACAAAAAATAAAGCAATCACTAAAACAAACATCAGTCCCACTAATGCGAAAGCTAGATATGCGCGAGTATTTTCACTGTTCATCTTTTTGCTTCCTCCAACCGTGATACTTTCTCTTTAATTAAAGACTGGTCTTGGCTTAATTGAATAATTGAAGATCCAACCCACGCACACAATGAAAATACGATGCCTGCAAAGATGCCAAGCAGTACACGCAATACAGAAAGACCACCATCTTGCGCTGCTGTGCGGTTTTCTAAATTGGCGACTTTGATGTCCAATGTATCGATATCCTTTTTGTTCTGTTCGCTAGTCTCTTTGTGCGCTTCATTAATGAAAGTCAGTCGAGTAACATGATCTGACAACATGCGAATATCACTCTGAATGGAGTCGATTTTCTTTTCAAATCTCAACCCATATGATTCATTTTCAGTCATGCCTTCCCCCTATTGTTAGGCAAAAAAAAAGCACCCGAATTAGGTGCTTTAAAGTACAAAAATAAATTAGATTTAATCTTGAATTACTGTTTACCTGTATAGAAATTTTTGGGATATGGGCAATAAATCACTGCCTCATAAAAATAATTAAAGCTTCTTGCTCCAGATGTGCCAGGTATATTGCCCCATTGAACAAGTTTTACTTCTATGGTGGTTAGGCTTGGAAAAGACATAACTGGATAAAAGTTTGCCTCACCATATGAAACACCACCAGAGCTGTATTTCAAACCACTACGCCATGGATAAGACATGGTGTCGGAAATATACAAATATTCGCTTGTTAACTGTTCGGGCAAAGTAATTGTATAAGTAGCTGCAGGGTTGTTATATGTGTTTACACCTCCGGTCATGATTCCTGCCAATTGCAAATATCCTTTAAGAGCATCAAATACTAACGTACCTTCAGCATTAAAAACCTGAAGTCCGTATTTACTCGGCATCATTTTTGCAATGGTATAACTTACTACTGTTCCTACATCTCCTTGCTGATATCCAAAGAGATTAAAGTTAAATTTCCATATACCATTAATTTTAGTTAATATTGAATTTGATCGTATTGGACGCCCTGAAAGCGTCCGAGCAAAAGAAAGAATTTGACTATTTAAACTAGCTAAGAATTTTTCATAGTCAGCATCACTTGGTTCATCATAATCAAAACCTAGCTCTCTTAAAGTATTACCTGTTGCGGCAGTTACGGTACCCGACCATGTATAATCAGATCCTTCAACATAATAAGAACTTTTATTACGATCAATAAAAGTATTTAAAGTTACATCATACTTTCCCAAGAACTTAGCTGAGTTGTATGTATCATCAATAACAACATTGAAGTTATCGTTTTTAAGTTCAAAATAACTAACCACGATATCCACCATATCGAATTTTAAAACCTGCTGGAATCATGGGTTCTTTCCACTGCTTTTGATCTAAATATGAATCCCGTTTATGTCGAATCCACAAGCCCATAGCTTGAAATCTCCAAGTATTAGGTGAAGTAGAAATTTGCTCAAAAGCACATCGGCATCCTTTAATTTCACCAATCAGAATAGGCTTTATCAGGCCATCAGGAATGGTAAATTGCCATGAAGCTCTATCTTGATAAGAATTAATATCTGCTGGATTTATTACCTCCCCAACCATATGAGAAATTGGCAATAATTGCTTAAATGGTATTAATTGGGCTCCATCAATAGAAGCCAAGAACTGAGCATCCACTAACTTTTCTCCTTAGAAAATACCGAGTTTTACCCGGACTTGATTCAAGTCGTCATAGACTTCAATATTTTTGCCGCTAATAACAGTTCGTGCACCGTTAGGTTTGTTTTCATCTGCAAGTGAGATAAAAGTACCCAAGTTTGCTGTGATACCGCTTAAGTTTTCAGCCCAAATTCGATTCGCATTGATGTATCCAAAACTACCATTATCGACATACAATCCACGCGGAATAACAGTACCGTTTGGCAAAGTAACCGGAGTGTTTTGCAGGGTCATTAATGGTTTAGGTTCTACACCATCAACACCGACAGGCGTACCAAACTGAATTGCATCATAGTTAAAGATGAATGTTGATGTTGTACCATCGTTCATTGAACCATGTCCTGAGACATGGCCATTCACATCAAACTTCATGAATTGCTCTGCATAGACACCATCTACACTTTTTGACACTTCCTGAATCGATGCTGTATGTCCGTCAACAGTTGTTTGAATAGTATCAACTTTCTCTGCTGTCGCATTCTGAGCATCAGCCACAGCATTCACTTTTTGTTGAACTGTTGCCAAATTGGTGTTTGCTGTGTTTGCTTTATCTAGGGCATCGTTTGCAGTTTTTTGAGCTGCATTAGCTGCCGCTGCCGCATCCGTTGCTGCCTTATCAGTTACTGTTACCCACGCTGAACCATTCCAACGCTTAGGTGTATTCGCGCCACCTGTTGTATCAATCCAGAGATTTTGTGCAAGGCGTTTATCGGCTGCGGGTACTGTTGATCCAAAAATTACCTCCCCTTTATTACCCGCTGCCGTCGCGGCTGCTTGTGCAGCCTGTTGTGCACTGTTGGCTGTAGCTTGTGCATTACCCGCTGCTGCATTTGCAGATGAAGCAGAAGCTTGAACAATATCAATTTGACTTGCTTGCGAAGACTGACTATCTGTAAGCGTTTTGATCTGGCT